TTGCCCCTCTTTTTTGCCAGGCTTACGACAATCTTATCCGCTCCATTTTGCAATATCGCTCATGGTGATTTCGCCGTCATAGGCCAACTCTCCGGCTTCAATGGCAGCTTTGACTTTATTAACCTTGGCAGGCATCGGCAATCCATTAAACTGAGCCAAATACTCTTTGATCTGATTCGCCTGTACCTGCCTGATCATCATCTCCTGTGCGCGTGTTTGCTCCAACTCCCTGTTTTCCCGTTTGATCGCCTCAAGCTGATAGGCGACTTGCTCTTTGGATAGACGTTCGTCAAACGGTTCGGCTTCGGCTAACTTGAGCTTTTCGCCCTCCGGCAGATCAATCAAATTTGCCGGATTGAACATATACCGTCTGATAGATTGCCAATCAGCTTTTGGCAAGCGTGGTGGCAGACGTTTTACAATTGTATGACTGGCCGCGTCCCCGCGCATAATTGCTTCGACATTGGCAGTATCATTTACCGATATACTGCCCAGTTGTTCTTTCTGTACCATCGCACTTGGCACTGGTGGGTTATCGCCGTCAATTAAAATCAACGTCAGGATTGACAGTGTTTGCCACCGATCCCGGCCATCAATAACCATTTTGCCGGGCGTGTTAAATTTGTCCTTGATATGAGAGGTGACGATAATTAGTTTAATCCCCTTGGCGTGTAAGGGTTTGGTAATCGCGTCGCCAATCAGATCATTGGCAATGCCGCGCGCTTTGCCATAACTGTCCTTTAAGATATCAGCCTCGCTATAACCGTAAACCTGAGACCATTTTTTGGCGTCTCGAAATACTGATAGTTGGAGCGCTTTCTCCAACGGCAGGATGTTGTCAATTATGGCTGTAGTATATTTATTAGATTTCAGCGCATCGACTTCTCTAAAGAACATGTCGGCACGTTTCAGTGGCTCATTTTCTTCAACCGGTTTATAGTATCCAAAATTTAGCTGCTTATGCAGCCCCTCTCCTTTTCCCTCATCGAAATCAAAAAAGGCGATATTTTTCGGCCATTCGGCATGAGCGGCCAAGTAGGTTTTACCCTTACCTCTATAGCCACTGAAAAACATAACACCCTTAAACTCTGGTAATAATATAGAATCCATTATCTTGTCCTCATGTTCATTTGGCTGTGTCCAATATGCCACCTATGACAATATTCGCATAGATAGACATTAACTTTCCGGTTCGGCAAATGTTTTGCTACGTGAAAATTCATTTGCCTGACTGCATCTTCACGATTGCTAAACGATCTTTTTCTGATGCACTTTCTTTTTTGTACTGCGTTCTTTTTTCCCACGTTCGCCCCTTTCATCGAGCGTCTTAAACAATCCCCACCTGATATCCTCCAATAACTTTTTGCCTATGCCCGGAACTTTGATCAGCTTGCCCGAATTGACGAGCGACAAAAAGCCGCCTAAATCCTGTCTGATCTCGTTGGCCGCCATATAGTCCCAAATGGCGGTGGCTTTGGTCTCGCCTATCCTGACATCGGGAATAGAGCAAAGTAGTGGTCTCAAGTCATAGACTCTGATCAATTTTTGAGCCACTTTCCATTTTCTCAAATGGGGATTGGTAGGTTCGATCTCATCAAAAAATATAGGTGCTTTAGGCCACAGCACCCGTGTATCCTCTCCGGCCGCATAGCGATTTAGCCTATTTTGGATATTGCTAAAACGTTCGGGAATCAATTTGCCTGACGACAGAGGGAATTCCAAAGCGCCTCCTCTGTCAGTCCAAAACCCCAATGCTTGATCTATCTGAGACCACGACATTGGCTGTTCGCCATAGGTTAATTGACCGTTGATGGTAACGCGACCATTGATGTCATCATAACCAAATAGACCAATAGGCAACATAAGGCACTGCCAAGACATTGCGCCTGTAGCCAACATCCTTGACAGTGCCTCATTTAGCCGGCCGTCCACAATCGACAAAGGTAAGTCGTGACCAAATTTTAATTGCAGCAATTTGGCCCCCCTGTCTATGTGCGATTGTAGATTTACAACCGGAGAGGAGAGACCACAATCGGGACTGATCATTACATCAGCTCCGGTTATGGCCTCTAAATCAGGTAATGATACATATTGCAATTTGCCAATACACTTAAGCAAATTGGACGTTATTCGTAATTCAGACGGGTCAATATATATCATAACCTGGCCTTAAAATGGGGGAGTAGTTGTCCGTTGCTCCTCTAAGGAAATTACAACATCTATGTCGGCCGGCTCGGCCTGGTAGATATCCGCAATGTATTTCTTAACGGCGGGCGGCGTTCTCGGAATGGGCAACGGATAAGAGGCAGCATCCTCCATAAACGCCACGCCGCTCATTGCCAACGCGAACCAGTTGGCAATTTCCTCTTGATTCTCTTTGGTGATACCGCCCGGCCCATGCTTATCTAGCACGGTTTGACTCCATTGACTAGACGCGGCCACGGTAGTCGCCTCATCTGCCGCTGAACGAGCGTCCATCTCGTTGGCAAACACCACCGTAGGGATAGCGATCTTGGGAAACACCATTTTCCCGGTCAAGACGCCATCCTTCTTCTTGGCGTACTTTCCTTTGTCGCCCTTGGCCACTGCCGTCGGACTATCGACTAGCTCGTACTTACACCAAAAAGGCGTTACAATCGTAGCGCCTAAGTCATCAATAGTCTTCAAAATAAGGTCCCAATCTTCTTCTTCAAAGATCGAGATCAATCGTTCATAACCCCACTTGGAATTAAGGGCGAATTCCTCCGGGACCTTTACTAACATGCACAACACTGCCTCGCCCTTACCACCGAGCTTGGCAATCCTGCCGTTGACTTCTTCAGCCACGTAGGCCGAATTCCCCGGCTCGTCAAACGGCTTAAATAAACTGATCATCCGATGTCCGGTTACCATACCGCTGTAACCAAACTGGATGGTCATTCGGCCGACATTCACGAACGCCGATTGCACGGCGCTGTGCTTTTTGCCTTCTTCAATCATTTTTCTTAAAAACTCTTTACTATCCATCAAATCAATTCCTTTCGGTAAATTAAATATTAAACTATAATACTAATTATAATCTCATTTATAACATTTGTCAAGTCGCAATGTTCGACTTTAAGGCACTTGACATAGTAGATAAATAATATTATAATTGAGGATATAAACAAATGGAGGAATTATGGTCAAAATGTTCAGCGTACCCATCATAGGCGCTTTCAATTATTCAAATAGTGTTCGAGAAATTTTGGATGAATACAGATTACGGGAAAAACAATCTGCATTTGTCCGAGATGCTATCATGGCTGTGGCTCAAGGCAAAGGTTTTGAGCCGGGCGATTATCAGCAAAAGCCTGATTTTATCTCGATCAAACTTTGGGATAAAATTCAACTGGCGCAACAAAAAAGCTATCGAGTAGACTACACTTACGCCATAGCTTTTTTGTGGTTGCGCCAATTGGACGAGTTTAGAAATCTAAACAAGTCAAAACTCATCCGCTCAATTATTAAGCAATTTACCACTCGATAGGTACTTCTGCTATCTCAGGCGATAGTCTACTTTCAGATTTCCCCAATTTCTTAAGTAGCATTGCTTTTTCTGCCCGTTCCTGAGCCAACTGTTTTTCGAGCGTGATGATCTGGGCGAACGCCTGTGTCAAAAGCGCGCCCCACCGTTGGCCGATCTCCTCCAAATTCACCTGTTGACCATTCATCGCTGACTGCCATCACTGACCGTGTATAAATTGGTATGATTGGCCGTAATAGCGGCCATCACTGTCTGCGCTGCTCCCACCCCGGACGTAAATTGTGCCGCCGTGATGTCAGGAAAGTCGGTGTCAATCACGTTTGAGCCGACATCTATGGCCACATACTCCTCATTAATGCCAATCAGGTCCTGATAAGCTTCCAGCAATTGCCCTATTCGCTGGCGATATTTATTTGCGCTGTCTACATAATTTGCCATTACAACCCCTCTATAACCATAATAAATTAAAAATTACTTTAATCGTAGCCACACCCGTGGTACGAGCCACATCTATTGACCCATCCGCATTGACATTGAGTCTGACCGTATTGCCACCGACAACCAGATCGACGAAGGCGGAATTGCTGACATCGGTCGTGCCACTGGCTGTAGCCGCCCCACTAGCTCTAAATACATACTCGGCGTGCAATCTATACAGACAATCTCCTGTACCGTTTGGCACAATCGTCACGGTCGTAGCATCAAGGTCGTATACCCAACCCTGAATAAATCCCCCGATAGTATCATAACCGTGTAGTCTGGCTAGAGGTGCGGCCGTACCGATTCCGAAATACCCGTCGCTCCCTCTCAGAAACATATCCCCATTAAAATTGATATCGACATCGCCACTACCAGGACCAAGTGTTATCAAATCTTGTGCAGTCTCGGTCAGCTTTAATAGAGATAACCCGCCAACCGTAATCTCCACATCATCATCAGTAAATGATAGTTTGGTATCAGTATCGCCGGCGTGAACCAGATCATCCGTTATGGTCACCGTTCCCGTCACGTCTAGCGTCGTTGTTGGCGCTGCGTTGCCGATTCCGAAATACCCGTCGCTCCCTCTCAGAAACATATCCCCATTAAAATTGATATCAACATCGCCACTGCCCGGACCAAGCGTTATTAAATCCTGCGCGGTCTCAGTCAACTTTAATAGAGATAATCCTCCGACTGCAATCTCCACATCATCATCGGTAAATGTTATCTTGGTGTCAGTATCACCAGCGTGGATTAAATCCTCCTCCATGGTAACATCAACCGCCGCCAAAACAATTTGACCAGTTGAGGACGGGTTAATGGTAAAATCGTGATTGGTGTCTACAGACAGATCGGCAAATTTTGTGGCGTCAGTGTGCGTCAGTCTCAATTGTACTTGGGCACTATCAACCAATTCCAGACGAGCATCCGGCGCGCTCGCTTTGCCAATAGAGACATCACCCGCATTATAAAAAATATCGGTAGTTGTAGCCGGTATAATACCCCATATCCCACTGGACGACGACCCGCTACCCTGCTGGAACGCAATGGCCTCACCACCCCGATAAAATAACACATTGACCAAATCGTTAGTATTATAAACGATACCAGGTACTTTAAGCGCCAAAATGTTATCCCCGTCCCGGTCATCCTTGACCAAGATAAAATTAGGCTGCCCGGCCGGTGACGGATTCCGAACCAACAGATTAGGCGCTAAACGAGTATATTCTCGTTTGGCCCCCAACTCTACTATATCCCTAAAAATGGTCTCTATTTCGGTGATAAATTTTTCGTCAGGAATAAGACCCTCCACTCAAATTTTCCTGTGACAATTCCAATTCGGTAATGGCCCCAAAATTGCCAATCCGATTTACCCTGATGCGCTGAACAAAAAATGGCTCATCAACAAATGAGAGACTGACCCCATTACGGGCAGTGCCGGTATAGGTCAATGACACTCGATCAAATAGCTCCAAATAAAGACCAGCCGGGCCAGGCAATTGCAATCTCAAATCATACGGCCGACTCTCGAATAGATAAACTCGCTGGGCCAGATCATCCAATCTACTCTGGTCATTACACCTGAGATTGGTAATATTCAAGCTGCGGCCTTGGATTGCAGTCACGGCCGGATACTCTGCGTTTAATATCTCTCCGGTATCGGTCAGCGCCGCCAAAACCGCCTGGTCCAAACCTGTCTTGTCTCTAAATTTTATCTCAGGCTGACCGACAATCATAGTGGCGTCTATGTCCAGTGTAAATGGGTCAAGCACGACCTTGAATACAGGATGAGGCTCATAGTTAAACGCATCGTCTTTACTAAAATAGGCCACGTAAAACTCGTTCCTAGCAATGTCTTTTATCGCCTGCCACAAGCTATTACTTTGTCGCCTTGTAAACGCATCTACTACCGTGCTGTTAGTTGTGTCAATATTGGTAGTATCCGACCAACCGCCAATAGGATTCGCGGAAAATGTGCCGTCATCATTTTGTACCACACCGGTGCTTGAGATATTGCTATGCTGCTCTATGATATGTTTGATAATAGTCCCCAATCGCAGATCGACATACTCATGAGGATTGGTGACAGGATCAGCGCTTGTAAACCAGATACCTCTCAAGGCGCTGATGTCCAAAAAATAATTGGTCGTTGTCACCCCAAAAGCGGTCGCGCTTTGCCTGATGTCCCATCTGACACCCTCCGGCAAAATGCTGCCCGACAACGCTAACAACGGATCGTTGGCCCATATTCGATTCCCTTCCGGCCAAAAATAAATATCTACGCGCCGGCCGTAAACCGCATCTGCCTGATCGTTGGCAAATGACCCGGTAGCCTGCCAGCCCCCGCGCTCCCCATCGGCGTCTATCGATTCGAGAATGAAATTCGTACTGTTGAGTATAGGCATTATTTGGCAATCACCTTTGTGCCGTCTGCATTGGGATAAACACCAGTTTGATAATCCTCTAAATTTGTGCCGCTATTAACGGTATAGCTGACAGAATCGGACACATCTCCTTGATTGACAAAAGCGATTTCCCTGGTGTCGATAGGGCTGCGTCCTATTGCATTGAGTAGTGGCGTAACCGTTCCATTTACGAGAGACCAATTATCTCCACTATCTACCGATTCTAGCAGATCGCCATTATCACCATCAAATATCAATACTCTCTCATCACTGTCGGGGCCAATGTCAAATGTCCTGATAGTGCCAAAAGCGCCCCCGTCCTTGACTGTCCAGCTTGCGCCAAAATCCTCTGATCGTTCTAGCGTATTCGTCCCATCAAACTGACCGGCTACCCAGACATTTGACGCTGTAAATTTTTCCGCCTGAACTCCAATCCGACCGCCTGCGCCAGGCTCGAACACGACCGTACCATCTGATGTCAGTGTCGTCGCTATCCTGATCATTGTCGGGAATCCAAGATTGTTAAACGCAGCTATATAGATATAGGTCCCTCCTGCCGATATAGATGCAGTATTACCTCCGGCGCCACCCCCTGCGCCGCCGGCCGCGCCTGCTCCTTGCGCTCCAATAAAATTAAATGGCGATTGTAATCTGCCTGCTTCGGCGCCAACAGCTATGGCCGTTGTCAGTCGTACCTCCAACATGTCCATGTAAGTTGTGCGGCCAGGCCCGGACGGACCAGTACCAATACTAAAATAAATACTTATCTCATCCAAGATTTTATTTTGCGTCAGTGTTAATGTCAACGTACCTGCTATAGCACTAACGGTAGTATTGATCTCGCTAGTGGTATCGGTGTATGTAGCCTCAATACCAATACCAATAATAGTCCCGTCAAACGATGCTCCAAAATCAACAGCAATCGTATCACCATTGGTTATCTGAGCATTGATAGATGATTTTATTTCAAAACAAGTGGCTTCGGAAAATGCCCCTGTGACAATTACCAGATCATTCCTGATCGCTCCGGTCACATGCGTTCTGGTAGCTACTCCCCCATTATTGACCACAGGCATAAGATTCCAGCCCTCAAATCCACCATCAAACGTCCATGTCAGTAGCGCCATTAGACGGTCATCACTCCCCGGCTGGTCCAAGTCAAGCCGATATCAACAGTTTTATAAATCCACAATCGCGATACGCTATCTTTAGCGGCCAGAGCAAACATAGTGTTATATCCTATTGGGCTAAACGCCAGCCAGTGGAATGTTAGTTCGTCTACCGTGGCCGCTGGCGCATCGCCAAATTCCGCATTGCTCGGATCGGGTAATGTCAATTTAGCCCAACTACGACCTCCATCGAGCGACTGATAAATACCAGCATCAGTAGCGATAAATAGCTCGTGATTTTGACTTGCCAAATTCCTGCTGCCGGGAAACTGGATAATGTAATTAACATTTAGCGCTGTGCCGGTCAAGCCATTATTTCGCGCAACCCAAGTCATAATTACTCCCAGTAAAATACGCCAGACCCGTCAGTGCTGGCGTATATATAATCCAACAACAACGTATCAGTACAGTCGATCACGTTAACCTCCTCAGTGGCTACCATAACCAGACCGGCCGTAGAGGTAATTGTTACAGTCACCGTATAACTGCCGGCCGCTCCATAAGTGTGGCTACCCGACTGTCCGGTATCACTATTGGTATCCCCAAAATCAATGGCGTAACTGGCAATCGTATCACCCGGTGCGTAACTGGCCGACAAATCCCAATCCATCGTTGACCCCAGGCAGATCGGATTGGGGTCAAGATCGACAATAGGTATAGGCGGATAGGCGATACCCATGATCGTATCCGAATCGATGTCACAGATATAGGCCCTGTATTCCCTCACTTCACGTAGGACTGCGGTCCAGCGTACTGATTGAGAGCGGGCGGTTATCCTGTTGACAGTCGCGGCCGGCAAAGGCGGTGTAGCCATCAGGCAAAAACCTCAAACGTAACTGTTACAGATTCATAAAGTGGCAATCCTCGTGTCCTTGGCGCGATGTTTTGCATGATAAAATCCGTATATTCAAATGTCCCATATTGTTCACAGCTTAGATCGGCCTCATACGGATCAGTCTCAAGCGTCACCAATTGAGCATTACCGCTTTGCTGCTCGTCGAACAGGCCGGCAAGATCAGCGTAGTCTGAGCCCAACATATTTTCAAACGTCCAGGTGTGGATTTTGTAACCGGTATTAATCGGGATTCCGTTTAGACCCCCCGCTATTGGCTGTTCATCCCAACCCGTCGTAGGTGGCGCCGGGAATTCTTTATTCAACGTGGTCGATTCAATCCTGTAAGTTCCGCCTATCGCCATTAGTTTCGCCTCGCTAATCGTTGGATCGCAATCCTAAAGCTATCTGTCATCTCGGTCATTGCCGCCTGCAAAATCTGATCGTTGGCTGCCCCATCTCCTGAGACATTAAAACCACCCGCCATTTTCACGTTTAGATTCTGGCTGGGGATTATTGGGGCGGCCATCTGGAAAGACGATTTATGAGTAGGTAATACAGTCTCTCCGGCGTGGGCAATGATTCTTTGTGGACTGCCCAACGGCCCCTGAACGATACCGCCCTCCGCAAATTCCTGTTCGCCGCCAAGTCTGCCTGGTTGCGTTCCGACACCCGGTCCCGGTGTGGCGCTTGATGGCAGACTCGGCGTTTCCACTTTGGGTGTTTTAAGCACTAAAGTATTAAACTGTTCTTGCAAATTCTTAAACAAGTTCTTAAAGTCGGCCTCGGTTTTATCCTCAAAGCCGGTCATAATGCTATCGGCCACGCCCTCAATCCCAAAGACTTTTTCGAGTTCGCCTGCAATACCAGCCGCGCCCTCCGCAGTCACACCTTTTTGCTCGGACAAACTGCGTCCCAAATCCTCAAGTTGTTGTGCTTGTGATATACGCCGGTCTTCTTCTTCACGAGCTAACTGTATTGCTCTTTCCGCCGCCGCTTCTTCAAAACCTCGTTGCTGCTCCGCCTGCGCTTCCGCCTGCGCCTGTTGTTGCGCTATTAGCTGCTCATCAAACGAGGCCAATAACTCTGCCCGCTGTGTCTCAAGATTAGATTTTAATTCAGACAGTTTGTTCTCAAGGTCTTTAGTCTGCTCTTTTTGCGTCTCTTGAGCGTTGTCAATTTGCTCTTTTTTGCTCAGATCAAAATTCTCTTTTTCTTCTTGCTGCGATAGTGCAAAATCTTCGCGTAGTTCCTTCAGCCCAAGGATGTCGCCCTCGGCCCTCAATCTCGATTCCTGAAGATCGAATCGCCGTCTTGATTGCAATTGAGATAGATTAAATCTCTCCTGAGCCTGAGCCAATTCCCGATTCAGCTTATCCTGATCTCGTTTTTGCTGTTCGGCCGCCTGCCTCTTGGCTTCTCTAATCTCATTCTCGGCGTCTGTAATCTGCTTGCGCCGATCAGCCTCAAAATCATCAAGCTGTTTGGCTTGATCTTTTAATAGTTTATCCCTATCCCTGGCCTGAGACTCTTGTAATTTAGCTACATCTCTGGCCTGATTGCGCGCTATATCCTCATTGGCTCTGGCTAATTTTAAGGCGTCATCTTCCGCCTGCTGAGCGAATGAGCGTTGTAAATCTGCGGCTTGGGCAAGCGCCCCTTTATACGCTTCCAGACTGCCAATAGAATCGCCTATAGCTCCCGATTGCGCATCAAACGGCGCGGTCATCTCTGGTGGAGACGGTAATGCCGTAGTGTCAACCTCAATAGGTATTTCCACCGGCTCGCCGGCTGCTAATGAATTCCTGAGACTATCCGTTGCTGCCTGGCCTGCCTTGTCCAATGATGCGCCAATATCAAATATTTCTATGTCGCCTAACTCCGATAATGCGCCCTTAAAGTCAAGCTCGATAAATTTCAAGAACGCCTTACCTAGCGTCCCCAAACTTGCAATCGCTGTCGTAACTACATCGCCAAATATAGAACCAAAAGCGGCTGCCCCTGCCTTGGCCAGAGCGAATACTTGTTGGAACGTCTGACCGGCACTGGTTAAATATGGCTGTAGGAATTGTACTACGTCAGCTATCTCACTAATTCCATTAGCCACCAAATCAATAACCGCTACCACGCCGCTCAGTATTGCGCCAAACACATCAACTGATGCGCCACCCGTGTCGAACGCCTTACTAACCGCACTGAGCGAGGTAAATATTTGACCTATTGATTCCCTGACACTTTCTACGGCCGGCCCAAATCGCTCCTGTAACGTATTGACCAACCCCACAGTGCCTTGAGAAAACGATTCCAATCCCGGCCTGATAGATTCAAAAGCTGACTTTATCAGTGGCACAGCGGAAGACGCCAAATCCAAAAGCAGTTTTCCAATAGGCTCAAAAGCGAGTAGGAAACTCCTCTTGATGCTGGTAAACGCATCACCTAAATTGTTAAACTGTTCGTCCAGTTTATCTGCTGATCCGGCCACATCTGCAAATCCAATAGCGTCAAGATCAAGGGCCGCAAAAGCCGCTGCGCCCAAATCCTCAAATTGCGTCCCCAACCCGGCTACTGCGGCCCTATTGGAAGCAACGCTTAAATCAACCTCTTTAATCCTATCAATGACTTGGCCGAAAACATCAGCTACATTTAATTGGCCACTTGACACTTGAGTGGTCAAGTCATCAAACGATAGACCTAGTGTCGCAAAACTATCTTTAAGTGTTTTGTTGCCTTCTAAAAATCTGATCTGGAATTCCTTGACCGCATCACCTGCCTTGTCAGTCCCTAAAACTCCCCCAGCCGCGCCAGTTGATAAAATGCTAAAAAACTCATCAGCCGAAAAACCAGCTTGAGCAAATTGATTGGAGTATTCGCTGATACTGTCAATCAAATCCTCGGCCGGAATATTTTGCAGACCAAACGTTAATAGGTCTGTAGCTTGTTGTCCGGTCAGACCAAATTGTTCGACTAACTGTTCAGTTGCCCCAATTGTCTTTTGAACATCTTTGCCAAACACTTGACTTATTTTAAGCGCATCGCTTGCCACTTGTTCTATTCCTGCCGTGTCAAGATCAAGTGCCCGCTCGGTCAGGGCGATAGCTTCCGCAATTTGCTCAAACTGGGCTTTGGGATTGTCGGCATAAATATTCCGTAACGCCTCGCCATATCTATCCGCTGCCTGGACCGCTGTAATTCCAAGACTGGCTGAAATCTGCTTTGTCGCTTGATCAGTTTGATTGGCCAGACTGACCGCGCCTGCTCCTATTGCCACTATTGCTGCACCGGCAGCTACTGCGCCAACCGTCAAAGCGGCAATGCCGGCCGTCGCTACTGCGGCCGTCGGTCCAATCGCTTTTAGACCACCGGCAATATCACTGACACCCCCCGTAACGTCGCCGGAGAAAACACTTTTTACACCGCTACCAACTTGAGCTTTTCCGGCCTGTCTTTGCTGTGCGGCCGCTAAAGCTTCGGCTTGTTTGGCAGCTTTCTCCTCAGTCGTTGTCAGGCGTTTTAATTCGGCTTCATATTTTTTGGCCGCCGCCGTAACCTGATCGTAACTTTTGCCGGTGTCTTTAAATTGCGTCTCAAAAACCGCTCTTTGTCGTTTGTCGATAGCATCAAGTTTTTTTATGTAATCGCTAAAACCTTGAGCCTCTAACGATATGCCGGCCTGTTCTAATGCCATCTCTATACCTTTGCCGCTTGCAATATGGTTACTCTAAATTTCTTTTTGCGACGCTGTACGATCTTGGATGACCATTCTCGCGCCGCATTGCCGGGATGGTTGACCGAAAACGTTGACCGCCATGGGGGAGCGATACGTCCCGGTCCAGATGCAAAAACGCCAACCTTGGTTTTTGGGACAAACGTGGTTCGGAATCTAAGCAGTGGCGCATTTCTGGCCCGGATAATATGAGGCTTGGTTCCTTCGTTCAGCCAAACCCATTTCTGCGCCCCGTGAGTATTTCCACCCGGCCCAATCAAAAGTGTAACATCCCCTCCCGCAAATGATAGCTCGAATTTGAACGTAGGCTTATCCCCCTTCCACGTTCTGGTCGTTTTATCCAGTTCTGCGACAATTACTTTTCCTTCGGTTCTCAGAGCATTAAGCAATTGCGCTCTAACCTTTTTGGAGGATAGTTTACTTTTTGGTCTGATGCTTTTGTATAGCTCGGCTACCATTATCTACCCATTTAGCAGATTGTTGATTGTTACGTCCTCTTCCACTACCGCTATCACAATAGCCTTATGCCACGACGGGAGATAAGGCCATTGTAATAGTAGATTGCCTTTGTAGGCTGCAATCCAACCCCGCCACCACATGGGGTTGATAGACTCTATTGAGTAGCTACTAGCGGCGCTATCACTTGCCCGTCCCGGTTTGGCGCGGACGACGAGGCCGAATTTTTTTTAACAGCCTCTACCATTTCATCAGTCGGTTCGCCTTCACCGCTCATCTGATTCATTGCGTTTAGGATGACCTTTTGATCTGACCGCTTAAATAATACAGTCCAATCTAACCAAGCCTTTTTTCTTAGCAGCTCGTGATCAGGCCAATTGTCTCTATACATCTCTTGAGCGGCGTCAATAGGAGGCGGCTTGGATAGATCGTACTTGGACCAGTCGATGTCTTTAAAAGCAGAGACCGCGCCAATAGCCACCCGCAATTGATACGATTCTTTTTCATGCGCTGCTTTACTCTCCAAATACACTTGATACTCTTTGTCCCCCGCCTTGGCCGGTCGATTCTGATAACCGGCCGCCGTTTTCATCCTCACCATCGGTAGTTCTGGTTCGGGCCAATCGGGACTGACACTCAAGAGCATTGCGTCAGGAACGTGATAGACGCGCAGTTTGCCAAATGATGTGTCTACATCGACATAGGTTGTTTCGGCCTGTTTCGCCAAAGCCAGTAAATCAATCATATTGTGTAAATCCTTTAGGTAGCACTGTCGCGGAACGACGCGCCGGCTAACTTAAATACCTCACCTGCGTCACCGACAACCCAATACGTGTTAACATCATAGCAGGCGATAGACGCCAATCCGCTATTACCGCTGGGGATTGTAGGCGTCTCCCAGTTGTTGCCACCGTCGATAGAGCGGATAACTATACCGGCCGCATCACCGGCGTTGTTGGCTATCGCTACCGGCACATTACATGCGCAGAGTGCCATATCAGCTATTCCACCTGCCGATGCTGTAGTAGCGGCATAGGCCGTGACCCAAGTAGCGCCCTTATCCTCTGATCTAAAAACGTTACCGGACGCATCGCCTACGAAAAGAGCATCTGTGCCTGGTACGGCAATGATCTTGTTCAATACCACAGCCGGAGAGGGTCCCGTACCTGCTTGCCAATTCTGGCCCCCATCCTCTGTATACACAAACGCATTAGCCGCCCCAACCGCATAGCCTAATAAACTGTTGGCAAATGAGATGCTGTTTAGATTCTCGGACGTAGCGACCCCGGCGTCTTGAGTGGTGACACTCGCGCCTCTGTCGCTGGAATAATAGATGTATCCGCCGGCCGCCGCCATCCAAATCTTGGTCGGCCCTAACATAAATACATCAGCTATAACCTGTGTTGGCGTGGTTACCAGATTAAATGTAGTGCCGTCAGTGGCCCAAAGATATTCGGAGGTAGTGCCGTTAGTAACGATAACCGTATTGCCACTACACTCGATGTCCGATAGATCATCTGTATTGTCAGTCATGTTATTGGTGATCTGCGCCCACGTACTACCGCCATTGGTCGATTTGTAAATCTCACTAACATCAGCCGCCGATCCCGTGACGCCATTGGTGATAATCCAAATCGTCTGACCGCCAATTGTCGGATCGTCACAGTCGCCACAATCCGGACTCAGATCACAGATTGAGACGCCTACAATGTCGTGAGTTGATAAAGCACCGATAGTGATGGCAGTATCAATCAACGGCTTAAGTGTATAGCTACTCAAGAACTGTGCCGGTAATTCCACCGTGCTATCAGCGCCAACATCTGTAGCATCATCAGGTCCAATTGCATTGACCACGGCCGCTTGAGTAGCTGTGCCGGGATAGATATTTTGCAGTACGTCTATAAAATCGTAATTCTCAGGATCATCATCCGCGCCACAATTGCTATACATAATCATAATATTGTAAGGACAAGGGATGTCGTTAAGTAGATTGACAATACCCCGGTAAAAACCAAACGTTACATTGCCGAATTCGGCCGCACTACGCTTTACCGACTCAATCCCAAATTGCCCCTTACCAAATCGCTGACGACTGGCACTTAGATTGCCCCGTGGCGTTAAGTCTAAGTCGGTTATGTCTACACACCCCAAGAATTCCAGAGGGTCGAAACATCCCCGCTGTAACCATGCCGCCGTATAATCGCTCTTGTAAATCGTTGTCATTATTCCGCCTCGCTAATTAAATTTAATATGCGGGTCACGTCAACCCCGTAAAGTTTTTGCAACACCCCCAAAATTACTTCTGGACTTTTGAGATAATCCTCTTTTGTCCACAATCCCCGTTGTCTAAGTGTGTCCTGTAAATCGGCCGTACTGATAGTTAACCACTCAGGCAAATTAGTTAACTCGACACCTCCATACGGTATACTCATATCAAGTGTCCGTTTGGATACACGCCCCTTTATCACATCGCCATTTGGCACTATCGCTCGCTTAATTTTGCCGGCCTCTTGATACTCCACAATGGCGGCCTGGCCGTCGGTTGCTACCAGTTTGACTTTTATCATATTGCACTCGCTCTCCAAACTTTAATTGCATTGGCCTGTTGCCATGCAAACCAAGCTCCATTACTTAGGCCAAACGGACAATTGACTCGCTCCCTTGTTAACGACTGCGGCGTCTCTCTATCACGCCGCCACATGTTAGCGCCAAGATCACAACCGCAAGGCTCGTAAGGCATCTTGGAATGGGCCAGCCTGATAACCATATCCCTGACTTGTTGCTCCACCGCATCGCCCGTGTTGATCAATCCCGCTCGATAGTTAATCCGTACAAACTCAGGTGTGTAATTACAATTGTAACTACTGCCAAGTGACACCCTTATAACGCCTATCTCGTAGTCATCGACGCAAATATGTCCCGCCTGAGTATCCTCGGTACAGTCACACATCTTGGGATAGACAAATGTCACCTCTTGCGAACTATCGTTGTAAACACGTTTGACATCAACCGTGGTCTCAAAATTACCTAAATCGGTATAGTCCAATCCCTGACTTGGATTGTCAGCCAGAGACGCCAACACCAGTCTACAGCGAGGGACTGTAATCGTGACATTACCCCCGGCGATGGTAATAGACGACGGGTCTATCTCTATATCTGTGCCGGGATGATAAATATGTATCTCGCTCTCATCTGTGACTGTAGTCGCTACCGGTCCAATGACGGCCGGATCAGCCGTATTGTCTACCGCTTCCCCGGCACTGATAGTTGTTTCGGCTCTTACGCCTATCTCAATTATCTTTGATTTCTTGGCCAAAACCGTTGGTGCGACTTGCCACTTTCGGTAGCGCAAGCCGGGCGCTACAGGACCATACTGATGCTGCTCGGATGCAAACCATTTTGGTTGCAACGGATAACCGGTTACCTGTTCGATCTCTTGCTGCGCTTCGGCCAAGGCGTCCTGGATGGTATCCCGGTCAGGCTTGAGTACAATACGGCATCGGCCTCGCGTAACCTCTCCTGTACGGTTGACCCCAAAAAAAGCACACTCAGGATAATTGATAATCTTTTGGTAAAGCGCCAAAGTGACGATACTGTTCTCGGCCAAGAGAGTCGAATCGCTTGCAACTATAGGCATATTACCACGCCTCCCCCCATTGTATACCTGCGTAAAATAGATTGTTGCTTGTAATGCCGGCCGCCGATAGTACAAGCTCATCTCGCGTGCCGTCTATCAGACTGCCCAGCCTCAATGCGGATTGCAGCGACGCCAATGCGCTGGCGTCTGTTCTGGCCTGATAACCACCGGCTACCACAGTCCCAAAGGCACTTATCTCATTATTGGCCGGAGTAGCCTTATTGCCCGATCCGAATTGGACAGCACTATTTGCCACATCTGCATAGGTTAATGCCACTGCAATCGTCGGGTTAAAATGCAATCGCCAAATGAACGCATTGTTAGCCCCGGAGTTCTCGATGACCGAGATGAAACTCTCCTTGACATCGGCTGATAGATAGGCCGTCTTTAACCGTATACCACAAAGGGCATAAGCCTGCCCTGCCGTTGGCGCAGATATGTCTTCCGCTGGCGTGTCACCAATGTCCGCAAAACGCATCGTTCCGTTTGGCTGTACACCTCCCTCGCTGACGACCGTGGTACACACAAGCTCCAATTGACTCGCCGCGCCGGCACCACTATTGATAATCTCGGCTCTGATCGGCAGATTAGGCGTTGACATATAGACAGATGTTAATATGTTTGCGTTCCTGAAAACGTGGCAATAGATCGGTTGCCGGTCAACAAAAAACCCGAACGCCATATCACCAACTCCCAGCCACTCGAAGTCAACAAAAAATATCTGAGCAGTTAACTGGTTAATGTTAATTCCGCTTGGCCCATTGCCGTCCAGGGTGTCAATATTCCAGTCGGCTTGATTGGCAGTACGGTCAATTGCCGCACCTGTTACAAACGATCTGATAACCACAGACCATGTGCCGCCGATATTCTGGAAGAAGAAACCATTACTACTGTCAAAATACCCGTATCGTTTGGTCACGCCACTGGGCGTACTCCCAAATATACCAGTCAGGATAACAAGCTGTGACTTGCCGGGCTGATAGTTAAATCGCTGTTTGGTTTGTCGTACTCGTGTGCCGGCCGTACTGGCCGAGACTGACAGTGTAGTACTGGCCCGGTTAACGTTAAATGTCGTAGTCGTGCCGCCACCAGCCGTCTGCTGGTTGTCCCAAAACAACGGGTAGTTTTCAACATTGTCTGCCAAACCCGGATCGTTCCAGACTTGCTTACTATCAAACAGTGTATAAGGTTGGCTTATTCGACTTCTGCCAAAAGCGTCAAGTGACGGGATAGAAATAGATGCTCCATAGGCGTCCTCAAGCTGGACACGATTCCCGACACGCTGATATTTTGCGCCGCCATTTATCTCCCTGACAAATTCAACTGGGTCACCTCTTGCCATGATATGCCTCCAAAAATGTTT